TGGCTCGGCAACGACCGCAGCGCTATCGCCCGCCGGCAGGGCGTGATGTCTCACAACCATGTGACGTTCCACGGCATGGACCCGATGGACTTCGCCAACCAGTGCGCGATCGAGATCGGCAGGTACGAGGCCGACACGGTGTTCGTCGACGTCGGCTACGCACCCGGCGTCTACTCCCGGCTGCTCGAGTTGGGCTTCCCGGTGATCCCCGTCAACTTTGGCGGGAAGGCCGACGACCCGCGGTTCGAGAACAAGCGAGCCGAGATGTGGTTCCGCATGGCCGATTGGATCAAGGAAGCCGCGATCCCTGACGATCACGAGCTACTCAACGACCTCTGCGCGCCGACCTACAGCATGGCGAACCGTCACGGCCGCATTGCTCTCGAGTCGAAGGACGACCTGAGGAAGCGCGGGCTACGGTCACCGGATATCGGCGATGCGTATGCGCTGACGTTTGCGTTCGCGCTGAGTTCGACGATCACCGACAAGGTTCAGAACCGCGGCAAGGCCGTCACAGAATACAACGTGTTGGAGGGATGAAATGGGAATGGGACCAAGTCCGCCGGCCCAGTTAGATGCTCCTCCTCCGCCCCCGAGGATGACCGACGTGGCTATCATCGCTGCCCGGCAGAGAGCCAAGGCGAAACTGAGGAGCCGCGCAGGCTATAGAAGCACGATACTCACCTCGACGACCGGGGCACAGAAGGGTGCTCGGGCAAAGCAATCTCTGCTTGGCGGCGGCCCGTCGCTGCTGGGGACATGACGTGGAGCAGACCGTAGCCGGCGAGAGTGTCAGAGACACGAGGAAGCGCATCCTCTCGAGGCTCGGCGTGCTGCAGACCGAGCGCTCTCAGCACCGGAAGACATGGGAGGTGCTCGCGCGGTTCGTCAAGCCTCGGCGCATGTGGCTCGACGCCTCGACGTCACGCACCGGCAACCTGCTGAACCAGAACATCATCAACAACACGGCAACGAAAGCGCACCGGCGCCTGGCCGCGGGCATGATGGCCGGATCGAGTTCACCGTCCGACCCGTGGTTCCGGCTGACGACCTACGACCCGAGTCTGATGGGCAAGCCCGGGGTCAAGCAGTGGCTGCAGGACGTGCGCGACATCATCCTCGAGGCCTTTGGCAGGTCGAACGTCTACAACGTGATCCACCAGATGTACGGCGACCTCGGGTGGTGTGGCACCACCGCAGCGCTGCTCGACGAGGACGACGAGACTCTGGTGCGCGCGGAGTTGTGCCCGGTCGGATCGTTCTGCCTGGCCCTCGGCCCTGACGACTCACCCGAGACTCTCTACCGCGAGAAGCGTATGACCGTCGAGCAACTCGTCGGCAGGTTTGGCGCCGAGAACTGCTCGAAGGGCGTGAGGAGCGCATTCGAGAACGGGGCCATCGACAACCTGATCGACGTCGTGCATGTCGTCGAGCGGAACCCCGACGCGGTCCCCGGGCGCATCGACGCCTCCGGCATGCCGTGGCGCTCGATCTGGATGGAGTCGGCGAGCAACGAAGACACACTGCTCTACGTCGGAGGCTTCCGTAAGCGACCGCACATCACCCCGAGGTGGGAGGTTGCGCAGGAGAACACGTACGGCGACTCGCCGGCCATGGAGGCCATCGGCGACATCAAACAGCTCCAGCAGATGGAGAAGCGCAGGCTCGCCGTGCTCGACAAGATTCTGAATCCTCCGATGACCGCGCCTGCGTCGATGCGAGCGGAGCGCACCTCGTTGGTCCCAGGAGACGTGACGTACACCGTGTCGCAGGTCGCCGGGCAGAAGTTCGAGCCGGCCTACCAGATCCCCCCGGCAGCGCTGGTGATCGGTCAAGAGGTCGAACGAGTCGAGCGGCGCATTCAAGAGACCTTCATGAGCGACCTGTTCATGATGATCACGATGCAAGATCAGAAGATGACGGCGACCGAGATCAACGCTCGAGAGCAGGAGAAAATGATGCAGCTCGGGCCTGTGCTCGAGCGCCTGCAGAGCGAGATGTACAAGCTGTTCATCGAGCGCGCATTCGACATCCTGCTGTTCAGGGGGATGCTCCCGCCAATCCCCAAGGCCCTTGAGGAGCAGGAGTACAAGATCGAGTACATCAGCGTGCTCGCCGAGGCCCAGAAGCTCCTGCGCACGGTCGCGATCGAGCGTCTGGCGTCGTTCATCATCAACTCCGCGTCGGCCAACCCCGAGGTCCTCGACAAGTTGGACTTCGACAAGATGGCCGAACGCTACTCTGACATGCTCGGCTCGCCGCCGGATCTGATCAGGGCCGACGACATCGTGGCCGAGATCCGCAAGCAGCGCGCCGCAATGGAACAGCAGAGGCTCGAGGCCGAACAGGCCGCGGCATTCAAGGACGCCGGAGCAGGCGCGCAGTCCTTCGCTCAGGCCGGGCAGACCGGTGGCTTGGACATGACTGATCCCGCCGCACTGCAGGCCTTGCAGCAGCAGTACGGGACTGATGGGGCGGCAGCGTGAGCAAGGTAGGAAGATCGGCAAACCGCGAGGCGGTCGAGGCTGACGCACTCAAGGGCCAGGCGGCCCAGGACAATCTCGCGAGGGACATGGGCGTCGTGATTTCCAGTCCGCCGGGCCGGCGCACGATGCTGTACCTGCTGAGTGAGTGCGGGAATATCGGAGCGAGGCAGACGGTCCCGCTCGGGGTCGACGGGGAACTGAACGAGACGCTGATGATGCTGGCCGAGGGTCGCCGCGCGATCGGCGACGTGATCCTCGAGATGATGGCCCGAGCGGACCACAAGACCATGAGAGAGATCGGCGCAGACCTGTTGTCGATCCAATACCCAATGCAGCCCAGGCGGAAAGAGGTCAACGATGTACGACTTGTTGAAGCAGATGAATCTGATGACGCCTGACGACGGCGACGGTGCCGGAGCGGGTGGAGACGCCGACGGCGCGGCGGCAACGGCTGCTGCAGAGGCGATTGCAGCGACAGCGAAGGTCGCTGCTGCTAATGACGGAGAAGACGGGAAGCAAGGAAAAGGTGGAGCGGCCGAAAGCCCAAAGACCACCGAACCGGTTGTCCCCGAGACGTACGACCTGAAGTGGACGAAGTTCGAGTCGCCGGTCAGCAAGGAGTTCATCGAAGGACTGGCGCCCGGACTGAAGGCCGCGAACGTGGGTCAGGAGGATGCGCAGGCACTCATCGATATGTTCGGTGACGAGCTGGAGCATCAACAGGCCGCGAAAGACGCGGCGAGAGACAAGGAGTGGGCCAAGGCCTGCTCGACCGATGAGAAGTACGGTGGAGCGAAGTTCGTCGAGAACGCGGAGCGCGCGAAGAACATCGTGAACCGCCTGTTCGGCGAGGACTTCAAGACGTTTCTGAACGAGACCGGGCTGGGCAACCACCCGGAAATGTTCGTCGCCATGAACATCATCGCGGACGCTGTCTCGGAGGACAGACTCGGTGCCCCGGGCAACCACGGCGGTAAGCCGACGGCCGAGGCAACGAGAGCAGAGCAACTCCGAGCGATGTACCCGACGATGCATTCAGGCGACGGCTAGGAGTAACTAACAATGGCAGGACTAGGAGCAACCAACCCCACGCTCCTCGACCAGATCAAAGCGACAGCCCCCGATGGGGCGATCGCTGATGTCGTCGAGGCGCTCACAGAGAACAACCCAATCCTGATGGACGCGACCGCGATGGAGGGCAACCTCCCGACCGGTCATCGCGTCACGGTGCGCTCGGGTCTACCGACCCTGGCATGGCGCATGTACAACGAGGGCGTTGCGGCGTCCAAGTCGACCACGATTCAGGTCGACGAGAGTTGCGGCATGCTCAACGGTCGCAGCAACCTCGACTGTTCGCTGGCGAGGCTCAACGGCAACGAGGCCGAGTTCCGCGCCCTGCAGGACAAAGGCTTCCTGCAGAAGTTCAACAACCAGATGGCCGCGGCGCTGTTCTACAGCAACATCGAGCAGAACCCCGAGCAGATGCAGGGCCTGCTGCCGCGTTTCAACACCTTGGGCCTCTCGCAGGTCGTGAACTACGCCGGGATCTCCTCGGATGCAGCCTCGGGCGCCGAGCAGTCCTCGATCTGGTTCGTCACATGGTCGACCGACGGCTGCTACCTGATCTACCCGAAGGGATCGAGCGCGGGTCTGACTCGCACCGACATGGGCAAGCAGCTCGTATCGGACGGCACCAACGATTTCCTCGCGTGGGTCACCGACTTCGAGTGGCAGATCGGCCTCGCGGTCCAGGACTGGAGGAACATCGTCCGCGTCTGCAACATCGACTCCTCGACGATGGCCACCGACGAGACGTGGATCGAGATCGCGATGATCGAAGGCTACAACCGCATCCACGACCTGAACGCCGGCAGGACGATCTGCTACATGAGTCGTCAGGTCAAGACCTGGCTCGAGCGGCAGGTCGCCGTGAAGGGCACCATGAACTACACGCCCACCGATTGGCACGGCAAGACGATCCAGTCGTTCCGCGGCATCCCCATCGTCACCTGTGACGCCCTCACGGTCACAGAGGCGGTCGTTGCCTGACCATGAGTCAGCGATAGAAGGAGAAACAGACATGCTATTCGACAAGCAACTACTGTGGAGCGACGAGCAGGACATCTCGCAGACTGAGGCGACCTACGCGTCCACCAACGTGCTGGACCTCGAGAAGGCCAGCCCTCGTCAGATCGGCCCGGGCAACGAACTGTACGTCTTCTGGCAGATCATCGCGGCGGTCACCGGCACCAGCTCGACGTTGCAGGTGAGGCTGGTCAACTCTGCGGCCGCAGGCCTCGGCACGCCGACCGTGCTTCTGGACAGCGGAGCGATCGCGGAGGCCGTGTTGATCGCCGGCTACGGCATTACGTGGGTCGTTCCGACCGACGTGCTGCTGCTCAGGTACGTCGGGCTGGACTACACCATCGGCACCGCGACAACGGACGGCGGAACGATCACCGCGGGCATCGTCGCGAGCACCGACACCAAGGTGAAGGGCGTGTGGACCGGAGTCTCCGCGGCCATCGGTAACTGGGCGTAGGAGGTGACACCACTCATGCCTGACAAACAGCCAACCTCACAACCAAGCAAGCAGGCAGCCCCTGAGCCGAAGATGATCACCTACGTGATCCGGCGGCCGTACAGCGATGAGAACGCCTACTACCACGAGGAGGGTTCACTCATCACGAGGCCGGCGGGGGCCAAGGTCCCGAGGGACTGGGTCGACGTGGCAGTCCTGGCGTCTCAGCCCGCAGCCGCGGACACCGACGAGGTGAAGCAGCTCAAGG